GGCCGACACAGTGCGTTTAAAGTGTTCTCTACCCATGTTTTTTCCCCCTCGACGTCGCGGCCGTCGAAGCCGTTTGTGCTGCCGGCGCCTGAGAAAGAGCCGGCACAATTAGGCGATTGTGGTATAACTGCCGCAACCGCCGCTCCGGCACCGCGTCCTTGGGGAACGAGGCGCCGGGCTGAAGCGAAACCCCAGCTAAAGTCATCGGCTTGTTAGCGACGAAGCTGAGGTCTGGATTAAAGCGAGCGGTGTTGATGCGCATAACTAAGCGACGATGGTGTTCCAGAAGAAGCCCAGGTCAGCCGCCACGCGCCGCTGGTCGTATGCCGCCTCAATTTCGAGGCGATCCACCTTATTGCGTTCGAGGCGGAACCGACTGACCGCCGAGGCTTGTGTGCCGCCGAGATAGCCGCGCCACGCGAAGGTGATCCCGGCCGAGGCAGTCATCAAACCAACACGCGCCGGCGAGTGGGTAAGCAGAGCACCCTTGCCGCCGACGAAGGCATTCGAGTCGGCCAAGCCCTCACCGGCGGTGTTCTGGATGGACTCCATCACTAAGATCTCTTCCAGTTCCACCAGCGCAGCAAAGGCGGCCCGAGTGACGATCGCCGGCCGATCATTCCCAGCGGAGTGCTTGATTCGGTCCAGCACGTCGGGGTGGTCGACCAGCTTGTCCCAAACCTGAGCGCCGAGGGTCAGTTTATTTGGTTTCAAGCCCGTCAGCAGTTGCATTGTGCGCTTGGCTTCGCGGATGTTTTCAATGGGAGTCGATGCGGCATCGTTCCACTGCAACACTTGGCCGGATCCCGGTGTGGCGGCCACGCCGGTGACGTTGTTCGTCCACACGCCCGTCTTAAAGAAGTCCGTGGCGAAGCCAATCTCGCGCTGCAGCAAAGCCTGACGAGACAGGAACTCGGTGCCCTCGGCGTCCAGGGAGAAGACGCTGTCGGCGTTGGCGCGCACCAGATTCGGAATGTCCTTGTGAAGGCTGAACACGTCGCAGATGTACGGAGTGCTTGAGACGGAGTAGACGCCACCCGCCGACTCTGTGCCCGGCGCCCTTTTTTTCATTTGGTTGCGATTCCAGTCGCCACGAGCGTACTCGTAGTACAGGTCGGACTGCTTGTCGACCGGGACGACCGGGAAAACTTTGTCCGCGACGAATCCGTCGAGCGACTGCATGAAAGCAATCGACAGAATCGAAAGCGGCCGATTTACATGGACTTGCGAGGGAGTTGGTTTCATTTTCTCAAATCTCCTTTAAGGTTTCGGGGCCCGGCCGCTGAACTTCAGCAAAACGGGGATAACTTGGTTGTTGGCGCCAGCACTCAGGGCTCGGCCAAAGATCTCTTCGTTTGCGGTCGCGACGACAGCCTTGCCGTCGCTGTCGCTGGCCAGCAGATCGCCGCGCGTGATGTTTCCGCCACAGGTCACCCGGCTAATTCCAGCAATTGCAACCGTCGCCGCTTCACCCGCCGACGCCGGATTGTTCTGCAGGATGCCATCGACTAAGGCGCCGTCACCGCTGGGATCAATTTGACCGTCTGCGGCAATTGACACGCAGAAAAACTGCTTTGCCGAAAGATCCTGGCCCGCCTCAAGAGTAATTAAACTCAGATTTTCGTCGTACATTTATTGTTTCTCCGTTAGTTAGTTTTCGCGAGTTTGGGCCGGATTGGCGGCCAAATACTGGTCATAAGCGTTGGGATTCGCAGCCAAAGCGGCGGCAAAATTCCGGTGCCACCCGTCGCCATTCTGCGCCGCCTTCGCCGCCGCCTCCAGCTTTTCAATGGCCGCGGCAGAGCTCGACGGCGGGAGCACCGACGACAGCCCCTTCGGCTGGCCTTCCGCCTTCATTCGCCGAAGCTCCGCGCGAAGGTCGGCGGATGAAAGATGCCGACCCAACAGATCCTGCGCCGCAGCCAGATCAAGCCCGGCAATACCACACAGCTCCAGAACTTCTTCTGCCGACGCAACCGCCGGCACCGGCGCAGAGGTCTGGATGGCCGGATTTTCGTTTTGCTGAGACATGTAGGTCTCCTCCTCGTCCTCAGGCTCCTCGGGAACCGGGATTTCTTCAATGACATCTTTCAGATCTTCCGGATCAGAAGTGTCAGTGTCCGCATCCGCTACCGCGGGCGCATCGTGGTCCACACCCGCGCCGATCGCGGCGCCAGCGGGCGTTTCCATGCGGACAGAACTTTGCCGCGGTCCCAGGGTCGACGACATCTGCTCGACCACTTGACCAAAGGGCAGTAACTCGTCGGCCATTTGCGCTTCAATTGCGCGCTGGCCAAAAAACAGACGGGCCTCGGTGCCAGCAACATGTTTGGCAGACACATTACGATTGCGAGCCACGCTGTCAACGAACATTCCATAAAGACGATCAATCTCGCTTTGTAGTTCGCTTTTGGCACCATCGGTCAATGGCTGGTGGCTGTTGTAATCAACCTTGTGCGCGCCGGCATAGAGAGCGGTGTATTTGACCCCAATTTTCTCGTCATATCCGGACTGATCCATATGCATTGCGACAACGCCGACGCTACCAACGCCACCGGTCCGAGAAACAAACACCTTGCTGCATGCCGTAGCAATCATGTAGGCAGCCGAGAACGCTTGGTCGTCGACTGCGGCCCACAGGGGTTTAACACCGCGAATACTGTACAGGTAGTCGGCCAGATCGTAACAACCAGCGCACTCGCCGCCACTACTGTCAATGCGAAGCACGATTCCCTTTATCAAGGAGTCCTCAACAGCGTCAGCAACCTCCTGCTGGATCTGGGCATAACTGGTCATTCCCGAGTAAGCATCCAGCCACGAAGAGCGATTTACCAGAGATCCGGAAACGTTGATGATCGCAATGCCATCGGAGGTCACAGAGTAGTCTTTTTGCTCAGATCGCACATCTGTAGCGCTTAAAGAAGGTGCGTCGGGCAATCCGGTGATCTCAAAGTTTGCGCCGGCCAATCGAGGACCAACCTCAGACTGCAGGATTACAGCCAATTTCTCAGGTTCAATCAACAGCGGTGTGCCAAATACCCGCGTAGAAAGCCGCGACAAAAACGCGTTCTTCGATGGTTGTTTCACTGAACTATTACCTCTTCCCCGAAGCTCAAACTGCTCTGAACTCCACCAATGGCTCTCTTCGCAGGCGACGGTCTATTCACGGCCGTGCTGTAATCAAGCCTCAGCCCGCGCTGGCGCCGCATGTCCTCGGCATTTTCCTGGTCAATCTGTTCAATGTCCTCGCCACTTTCGCTGACCACCGCCGTCCTGGATGTTAGCCCAGCCTGAATCTGCATGATGGCAGCGGTAGTATCTTTGACTGGATCAACCCACTTCCAGCCCTGCGTCATCCACTTCACCTCAAGGTAGTCAGCTGCATATCGGGAGAAGTTGGGCAGCGCGAGTTCGCCGCTGATCACCGCCCAGCGCATCCACTCTTCAAAGTGCGGCCGGCAGAATTGATGCACAAAGCATGAATATTGAATCTGCTCGCAGCGGCGCCGGAACTCCAACAACCCTGCTCGGATCGACGAATAGTTGACTCCCGTCAGGTCGCCGGTCAGTTGCTCGTAGGTCACGCCACACCCAGCGGCAATCGACCGCAGTTGCTGCTGCATATACTTGTCGTACATGCCGCCGACGTCTGCGGTTTCGGCGATCTGCACGCTCTCGCCTGGCTGCAGCTCGGTAAAGACACCGGGCTCCACATTGACCATCTCAGATCCTGGCGAATTAGATGCACCAACAACCGGATCGCCAACGGCGGGTGCCCCGTCCAGTGGCGAACCAACAATAAATCCGGTCAGTGCCGACGCTAAACCCTTCCGCGCCAACTCAGCATCGTCGTACTTTTCCAGCTCGTTCAGCTTCCACAGTACTCGGCGCAGCCACGGAAAGCCCCGAAGCTGCTTGGGCCGGATCCCGTGGAACAGGTGCAGGATCTCGGCCGCCGAGACGCGAACTGTCTCACCGTAGCCGCCGCGCGAGACCGACATCGACTCCGCAGGATGAACTTTCAATAGGTGATACGCCTGCCGTCGACCGTCGCCATCAATTTCAATGCCGCAGACCACCCGATTGCTTTCGTCGATACTTAAGCCGGTTGCAATTGACAAATTAAGCGGCAGGTGATCGGCCTCAAGCAGTTCCAGCTGCAGGGCAGAAAGACTGCGCTCTTGGTATCGATATCTGGCCAAAACCTCACCGTCCATCGCCATTGATCGAAAAGCCTGCGTCTGCAAACCGTAGTAATCGGTCCGACCGTCAAAGTCACACCGATCGGTGTAACGGCGCCACGCCTTGTGGATAACTTGGCGAACGGCAGGGTCAGGATGCAACGACACAGGTTTTATTCCGGTGCCGATGTAGTTTGACACGAGCGTATCGATGGCGTTTCCCGCATAAGGCGAGTTCCGCTCAGCATGCCGGCTGCGATCGCGTATACGCTCCAGATCCCCAATAGCCACATCATTAGGACCCATTGAGGGCGCAAGCCAGCCAGCCGCGCGGCGACCGGTAGAGGCGGCCTGCGACGACGACGAGGCCCGCGGCCGCGGACGGCTGGGCGCCACAGTACGCACTGGAGCCGCGCTGGAGGTTGCCGGCGTTTCGAGTTTCAAAATGGTGAGCGCCATTACAGCCCGGTGGAAGTAAACGCCTTTACTCGACGGCGGCGGACCCCGCCGCTGGCCTTGGTTTTCTCCGCCTCAAGGCGGCTGAAAATTCGCTCCATGTTTGCCGGATCATGCATGGTCAACATGCGATCGCCCTGGCGGATCTCGCGGGCGCCGCTGAAGAAGTTCGCCTTGGCGTCGTCCTCGATTTCCTGTAACTGCGCTGGGGTGAGAGCCATACTAATTGAACCGAAACCTTGTTCTGCGGCCCTTCGCTGAGCCGGCTGGCCGCGGCGCAGCCTCGACCGCAACGCTGGTCCGCGGCTGAGTTTCGGTCACCGTATTGGGCGAGCGCTCGGCTTCGGCCAGTCGAGCCGCGTGCATTCCAAGCAGACTTTCCAATTTCGACCAGTGGTTGTCGGTCATTCGATCCAGACCCCAGCCGCAGGCCGCGATGCGGTTGTAAACCCGCACATCAAGAGCCTCGTTCCGCGCTCGTGTTTTCTCCCAGTGCGCGGTTTTGTATCCGAACCGGTCAGATTTTGTGACCAGTTGCTCAGCGGTAATCTGCTCAAAGTACTCCAAATTGTACTGCGGGAAGTGACAGTAGCCGTTTGGAAACTCGGCGCCATCCTCCGGCCGATTCTGAGTCAACCAGCGGTACAACTCTTCTTTCACGAATCCGACGTTGCACGGCCAAACCTTGAGGCCGGTCTTGATTTTTTTGCCCATGGGGCCGACTTCAACCGGTGAAGATGCGCCCAAAACCGCAGGAGCCTTGGCGTCGCCCTTGATCATCATGACCGAAGGACCTTTGCCGCGGGCCCAGTCCGTAACGCGGTCGGAGGCATAGCCATAGTCAATAGCAAACCGCATGAGTCGCATCTCCGGACCACACTCGCTTGGCCAGGAGCTTTCAAACACCTTCGTTAGCTCTGCCCAGATAGGGTCATCCTTGGTGCTGCCCTGCAGTACGATGTAGTCGACTGACCACGATTGTTTTCCGCGACCCCATGCCACAATTTCGATCTCAATTCGGTCCGCCTGCACGTCGGCGGCGCCGGTCAGGAACAGGCCGCCCATCGGCACCCTGCCGATCGCGTAATTCTCACGCCGCTCGTACAATCGGTGAGCGTCTGGTGTCTCGCCAGCCAGCGCGTAGCTTTCGCCCTGCACGGTGTTCGCGAACACCTGCATCCGGGCAGTTGAGCCCTTGGCCTTCTCGGCTTTTTCGGCGATGTCACCCCAGCTCATCCAGCCAACTGGAGAGTACAACCCGTTAATTGCGTATCCGCGAGTGGTCGGCTGACATTCTGCGGTAGGAACCCATGCCCCGAGAGGCAGGATTTCATCCTTGTGATAGTTCTGCATCATGCGCGTGCATGATGGGCACTCGTACTCGGCCAAGTGTGGTTTGCTGCCGGGCCACCGCAATTGGCCGAACTGAAGCGCTGACATGACACCACAGAATACGCACGGGACATGATAGAATCGGCGGTCTGTTTCATCAAAGGCCGTATCAATTCGGCTTCGGCCTGTAACCGTCGGCGTCGACCCCATTAAGATCTTGTGGCTCGATGAAAATGTCAACGTGCGCGCAACAGCCAGGTCAATAGGGTCGCCCTCCTCGTCCACGTCGTGCGGGTAGGCATCCACTTCATCCAAACCGAGATACCTCGCCGGCATTGAGCGCAGGCCAGTTGACGAGTTCGCGCCGGCCAGGACCAGGACACCGCCAGCAAAATCCTTCTCGAGAATTGTGTTTCCAGAGTCGCGGCTCTTCATCTCTGTGACTTTTGCGCGCAGCACCGGAGTCTCTTCAATCATTGGAGCAATGCGCTGTTTCGAATAGCGCTTGCACATGTCGACGGTCGGCTGCACGAGCAAAGTTGGCCCTGGAGCATGATCGATGATGTAACCGGTCCAGTTATTCAGCACTTCCGTGAACCCGACCTGGGCCGGCTTGCGCACGACTACACGCCGCACTGGCGAGTGCAAGGACAGGCATTCCATCACCTCGCGCCAGTAAGGCGTCTTCGAAGTGCGGTATCTGCCCGTTTGCGCCGAAGACTTCTGGCTCAGGCGACGGAATTGATCAGCCCATTCCCAAACGGAGAGAACAGGATCCGGTCGCACAGCATCAGCAACAATTGTGCCGATGAATTGACTAACCTGCGTTGCTGTTTGCAAAGTCGCTAAGAGATTCATGAATGGCCGCAGTCAATATTTGCGACACCTGGTGCGGTTCGTCAGTGATAGCTAACTTTTCAGCCAAATTGTTTGGAATTGCAAGAATGCTGTCACGAAGGCCACGAAAGCGATTAAACGTTTCGACTTTGACCTGATCGGCCGGGACCACCTTTCCGCTTTTTTCCTGGAACTCCAGCTGCGCTAATCGCGCATGATAGTGCTCCTTGACCGCCCGCGCTTGGGAGAAATTTGGGCCTCCGGCGGCGCCATCCGCCGCAGCGCCAACCAACTCGGCTAGAGCGCCGTTGCGGGTTTTGTGGCTCGAGTCCTTGCCGCGGGCATTCATCGAATGATTGGTGCGCAACTGCCACAGC